CTTGCTGATGACGTCGATGATGTGGTCATTTTTACAACACATCGACGTAACTGGCGCCCTCGTGAATAACGGGGATGATATAGTGGTAATCATGGAAAGGTGTCAAGTCCGCCGTTTCCTCCGCGCAGTTAAAGGTTGGTTTCTCGCGTTTGGATTCTTGATGAAAATCGAGGATCCCGTTGACACAATAGAGGGCATTGAGTTCTGTCAATGCCATCCTGTGTTTGACGGCACTGATTACATAATGGTGCGGAATATCTCGGCGTTCGCGAAGGATTGTGTGTCATTGCACCGATTGGACACGCCCGCCCAGTACGCGTCATGGTGTAACAGTGTCGGTCAGGCCGGGATTGCTCTAGCCGGTGGAATACCGGTGTTTCAATCGTTCTATGGTGGTTTCTGTCGCGCTGGCGATGGCGCACGCCCTTTCAAAGCGGGTACATACGGCCTCACTGGTCTTCAGTGGTGGGGCCGCCGCATGAATCGCGGCGTACGGCCAATACGCGCTGAAACTCGTGTATCGTTTTACTTAGCCTTTGGCGTGTCTCCGGACATGCAGGAGGCGGTTGAACGGATGTACGACGCCCACACGCCGCGTTGGGGTGGTGTTACAACCACACCAGTGTGGACCCCTCCATATCTAAGCACCTAGGCATGTGAATGAAAACTGCCTGTTGCGTCCTGAGGATGACGTTAAACTACTCCATTGTCACGTATTTCATACTTCGTCCACCGGGCCATCACGCACCCTGCCTGCTGTGCAACTCCAGCGGAAATACTACACATTTATTGTGTTTTGCAGGTTGTGGTTCATTGTTGGTTTCGGTGTTCTCCAAAGTTTTGAGTCTGGGGCAATGACCCAAAGAGGCTGGTCCACCTTGCCATAAGTACCTCTTCGGATGAATTGGGTTTGTCTGGTTAAACGCTCCAAAACGTTCCATGTCGATCTGACAATGGGTAAACATTTACGTGCTAAACAGAATGCCGAGAGACTACACGGCGGCGGCCAATCATAGTTGGTCCAGACAGATGAATAGTCCCGTTTACGGTGTGCGGTACCCAATACAACACCACGGCACCCTCATGCGCTCAAAGAACCCCAAGCCCGTACCCAAATCACATGTACCGGTTCCCCAGTACAACGCCTCTGCCAAGACTGCGCGGTCAAAGCGTGGTAACGGTGTACGAGGAAAGGGCCCTAAATCTTCCCGTAAGGCCCGTATCCCGAAATATATGCTCGCCCTACTCGATCCGTTCAATATCGATGCGGCTGGCGTCAAGACTCCTGATGAAAACCAGGACTTTGGCAACACTGTTATTGCGAGGTTTCAAGAGGACCTGGTCTGCGACCCGGTCTTTGGTTCGGCCGCGTCCGCGTTTAGCCCGGATTTGCTCAATGCTAATCCGTTCAATGCGGCGTCGATCACGGCCGGAAACACGTGGACGTTCCCGGGGAACTTCACCGCCGGGATTACCTACACCAACCAGGTCGCGATTGCGGCCGCCTTTGAAACCTACCGAGTGGTGGCCTGGGGTATGAAACTATCATGCAACCAGTCATTTACGACAGCGGCTGGCAATGTTCATATTTGCCTTTTCTCCCCTGACTTTACTTTGTTGGGTTGGAGCACTGCCGCACCGTTGACGACGACTGCTATGTCGTTTCTCCCCGGATACCAACGCATCCCCTTGGCCGACTTGATTGAGGATACCGTCATTGTGACGGGTCGTCCTCTTGACCCGTCCGCCCACCGTTACCGTTCCACCCGTGCCTCGTTTAACGTTGGCAATGCCACGATCGTTGCTGGTACTGAAGCCACTGTAGGGTGGTATTACGTACTAGTGGCAGTTGAGGCAACTGCTATCAACGCGAATGCGATCCGAGTGGAGGTAGTTGCTCACCTCGAGGTTATTCCTCGACCTACTGGTGGTGTCATCGATCCGATGCCACCTGCCCCGCATCAGCCTCTTGTGATGGCTACTACTAAGAACCTCATGGCTGCTATCCCACCGGCGCGTGTCATTGCTGACGTGTCGGAGCAAACCTTTTGGGGAGCAGTAGGCGATGCGTGGGATGAGGGGGTGAAGCTTGCGTCTGGCGTTGCTGATGCATACGGTTGGATGGCTGGGGTGGCGGCTATGTTCATTTGAGCCTCGCCGAAAGCGGACTTGGACGGTCCGCAATTATAAATTCCATCCATATAAAATCAGACAAAACAATTTAAAATTAAGAAATAAATTAAAAGATTTGTGTATATATCCCCAAACACAACTAGTGGACTGCAAATGTGGTGGAGCTAGGAGCCGGCGTTGGCTGGCTCAGGGCGCGACGGTCGGTTTCATACCCGATGGTCCGGGCGCG